CGGGGTCTTGTCCGCCTTGACGCGGCAAAGGGCCCTGAACAACAGCCCGCCAGGGCCTGCGCCATCCCCGGCCACGCGGCCCTTGTTCCAGCTGCCGGCCAGCAGCCGTTCGCGGACCTCCTCAATCGCCGCGAGCTTGTCCGCCGTGGTGGCGCTCCGCCCCGTGTCCGGGTTCCGGCTGATGGCTGCGGCATCACCGAGCTTTTGCTTCAGGCCATGCATCATGGCCGCTTCGCGGAGCTCCGCCGTCAGGCTCATGGCGTCCAGGCTGGTTTTCAGGCCGTCCGCTGTCGTGAACGTCACAACAGTCCCGATGATCTCGCAGCTGATGGCTGGGGTTTTGGTGGTGGTGGTGGTGGTGGTCATGGTCATCGCGTCATCCTATCTATTGGGGCTTGGCCCCGTGGCGCCGTCCGGGGAATCCGTCCGGTCATCCCTCAACATGCAACCCCCATGCCAGCCCCTTTCCGGCCCATTTTCCGGGGGTTTACCCTCGGTTTTCACCCCTCAGCCCGGCTCATGGTGACAATTTTCGTCACACCTGCCTGACAATTCTTGTCATCGGGTGACGTTTTTGGTCACACCTGCCAGCCCTCTGCAATTCCCGTGCCTGCCTGGGGCCGCGCCCCGCCTCCTGCCTGTTACAACTATGACAGCCGTGTGACCATCCCGTGACAGCCGAGGCCTTGGGGGGGGGGGTTGTCGGCAGCCGGGGGTGGCTGTTTGGGCACCTTTACCGGGTATCCTCCCCCCACACGCGGACCTTCCCCACCCCCACAAACCTTGACCCCGGGGGTGTCTTTCAGCTGCCTCGAAAAAATCCGGAAAAAGCTCCGAAAATAGACCGCCCCGATTACGGCGGAATAATCGGGGCGGGGTGTCGGGCTGGGACTAGGCTGGCCAGGGGCTTGACCCGTCCGCGCAGCCCGGGTATGCTTGCACATCGCCGGGGCGACCCCGGGCAGCGAAAGCAAAGCATGAACAACGACGCAGCAACCGCGGCCTTCCTGGGGGAGGCCTTTCAGCCAGCGCAGAGCGCGCCATTGCAGGGCACGGCCAGCGCGGCTGGGGCAATCGCGCGGGTGAAGTACTCGCACGACGCGATGATTGATCTGATCATCGCCGACCCGCGGATCAGCCAGGGGCAAATCGCTGAGGCTTTCGGGTACACGCAGGCCTGGGTCAGCCGGATCATGAACTCCGACGCCTTTCTGGCTCGGATGGCGCAACGCAAGGCTGATCTGGTCGACCCGACGATCGTTGCCAGCATCGAGGAAAAGCTCCGGGCGCTCGCGAGTGTCAGCCTGGATGTGGTGCTGGAGAAGGTGCAGCTGACCAGGAACCCCGATCTGGCGCTGAACGCCGCGAAGCTCTCGACCACCGCGCTGGGCTTCGGCGCACGGCAGCAAAACGTCGCGATCCAGCAGAATTTCGTCGTCCCGCTGCCTCCGAAAGCCGAATCGGCGGAATCCTGGGGGGCGGCATTCGCCCCGAAGCGGCTGGATCAACGGGTTGTCGACGCGGAAAGCCGCGTTGTGGGAGGTTAAGGCATGGATCAGCAAAGCATTCTTCGGTATATCAACGGCCTCAGTCGTGGGCTTGGGGCAGACAACCTCGGTATGCCCGTGGACGCTGCTGCGAATCTGCTGAATCTCGGCTTGGCCGGGGTGGGGTATGCCGGGCACAAAACCGGGCTGCTGAAGGAACCTCTCCCACTGATCGAAAAGCCGGTCGGCGGTAGTGATTGGCTGGCTGAGAAGTTCGGTACGCCCGATGACGGCTCGAAAGCGTACACGTATGGTCGTATGACACCACTGGCCGTCGGGTTGGCGAAGCCAGCTGCCCGCGGGGTGGTGAAGATGCTGGATGAGGGCTTGGCGGCCGGCGGTCGCGCTGGCACTAGGGCAGCCCAGCGAGGTGCGATCCGCGTCAGTCGCGGCCCCGGGGATACACCCGATCCAGAGCTGATCGCTTCGCATAGCCTGGATCAGGATGTATTGCCGAAGCTGGCCACGAAAACCGGTAAAATGGAGCTGTACTCCCCCAGCATCGGTATCAAGCGCAACGCCATCATGACGGAGTTCGGGGATACTGCGCTGATCCCACGGCTGGGGGCCTATGATCCTGCAACGAGCCCAAGCACGCTGTTCAACCGGGACGCTTATACTGCGCGTCACGGGGATTTCCAGGGGAGGGTTGCTGGAACCGCCATGCAACCTAGGGAACTTTCCCTTAAATATGCAGGCGACAATGATGGGGATGTCGCCGAAAAGTTCCTGCGTGGGGATTTCGCAAAGAACAAGATCACCTGGGACGGCACACCGCTCGCGGAGCACCCAGAGATCGCGCCCTTGCTACAGCGTTTCCAGGAAGTGGCGAAAGACTCGAACCCACATATTGCCTACGACAGGCTGACCAGCCTGGATACAGACTACTTTTCTCCTGAGCACTTCCGCGGGATGGGTACACTGTTCAAGGCTATTACCGGGACATACGGCAGCAGTACGGCAAGGATCGAGCAAAAGGCCGATGTAGTACGACAGGCGCGTGCGCGTATCCATGACCGGGCTGTACCACGGACCAGGCTGGAGGATTTTCGACTGAACGAAGGCGGATTACTAGGCCTGAAGGCCGGCAGCACCGGGGACTTCTACCATGATCTGGCGGTCAACACCAGCCCGGCTTTCCGGTCTTTCAAGGCTTACGAGCAGTCACCGATCGGTGGGAAGTTGCTGAAAGCCAACCCCATGCCTGAGAGTGCCTGGCAAAAAGCCATCGTCAACAAGGCGATGGGGGATGACTTCGGATGGCTAGGCGAACCGGCCAAGAAGGAAATCATTCAGATGGTCGGGCAGGGTAAAAAAGGCCCGGGCAGTCCCGGCAGCTTCGAGACCTTCATGAAAGAGCAGAGCGAGGAAAGCTGGGTGAATACCTACCTCTGGCATGACTACAAGGTCAACGGCTTCACCCGTGAGCAGTTCCTGAAGGATCTTCCGCACGTGTATAAGCAGGCCGCGTTGGCTCGCCGTGCTATCCAGCACACGCCGTCGAGATACGCGGAGTTGAAGGTCATCGGCTCCACACCGCTCAATCGGGACAGCTTCGCGGGGGCTGTTTTCCAGGATGAAGCCCGAACACCGGCGAGGACGTTGCTGGAGCAGGCCGGTATCCCCATCATCGAGCGGCATTCCCAGGCTTATCGCAATATGTCGGACCTGGAAATCGTCGAAATGCTTCAAAAAGGGATGGCCGCAGGCCGTCAACCAGCGAAATGACCGAAGCCCTCAGTCTCGAGAACTCCAAGATCCTCTGGCAGCCGCAAGAGGGCCCGCAGACCGCGCTGATTGCCTGCCCGGTCTTTGAGGTCTTTTACGGCGGTGCTCGCGGTGGCGGGAAAACAGAGTCATCCATCGGGGATTGGCTCGACCACTCCAGCCGCTACGGTGAAGACGCCATCGGGATCTTTTTCCGGCGGAAGCTGGTGCAGCTGGCGGAGGTGATCGCCCGCACGAAGCAGCTCTTCACCAAGCTCGGCGGGAAGTACAATGAGCAGCAGAAAACCTGGACGATGGCCAACGGCGCGCGCCTCAAATTCGCGTACCTGGAGAAGGACTCCGACGCGGAAGAGTACCAGGGTCACTCGTACACCCGGATCTACATCGAAGAGCTGACGAACTTCCCATCCCCCGGCCCGGTCAACAAGCTCCGCGCGACACTGCGGTCCGGGGCTGGCGTTCCCTGCGGGATGCGGCTCACAGGCAACCCAGGCGGGCCGGGCCATACCTGGGTCAAGGCCCGGTACATCGACCCCAACCCGCTCGGCTACACCGTGATCGTCGAAGAGACAGAGATCGAGCTGGACGGCGAGAAAATGACCGTCAGCCTCGACCGCGTGTTCATCCCATCGAAGGTCGGGGATAACGTCCTGCTGATGCGGAATGACCCGACGTATATCCTGCGTCTGCGGCAGTCCGGTTCTGAGGCACTGGTCCGGGCTTGGCTTGAAGGGGATTGGTCCATCATCGACGGGGCTTTCTTCGACGAGTGGGACGAGATGAAGCATGTCTTGCCGATGAGCTTCGCCGATCGGCTGAAGCCGAATTGGCTGCGTTTTCGGGCATTTGACTGGGGCTCGGCCCGGCCGTTTTCAACGGGCTGGTACTGCGTGGTCGAAGAAGCCATCGACTTCGAGGGCCGGTATATCCCGGTTGGCGCGCTGATCAAGTACCGGGAATGGTACGGTGCAAAGGGCCCGAACGTCGGCCTGAAAATGCTCGCCGAGGACGTCGCGGATGGCATCAGGGAGCGGGAAAAGGGCGAGCGGATCAGATATGGCGTGGCCGACCCCGCTGTTTACATCCGAAATGGCGGCCCCAGTATCGGTGAGGCGATGGCCAAGCGGCAAGTAACCTGGCGAGCCGCCGATAACAAGCGGATTCCGGGGTGGTCGCAGCTCCGTTCACGGCTTGTCGGGGATAACGGCTTGCCGATGCTGTACTTCCTGGAGTGCTGCGAGGACACCATTCGGACCCTCCCGGTGCTGCAGCATGACGAGGACAACACAGAAGACATCGACACCGAGGGTGAGGACCACGCAGGGGATGAAATCCGCTACGCCTGCATGTCTCGCCCTTGGGTACCCCGCCCGCCCGCGCTCGCCGCTTCGGGCTTGCCCAAGAACCCTGGGGAATATACCATCGCGGAATTGATCGAAGCTCAGCGCCGCAAGAAGCGCCGTGAGCGTGGCGACTGACATCGAAAGGATTTCCAATGACGATCGTAGCAGGTAAAACGGAAGGCGGGGATGCACTGCTGAGCGGAACCGCCGGGCTGGGTGATCGGGTACTTCGTCCGATCGGCTGGAACAAGATGACCCCGGAAGTTGATCCGGATGACAGCAGTGGCTCTGGTGCGGCGCTCGTGCCTGCAACTGCGCGAAGCCTCGGTGCTCAGGGGATCGTGGTCTATGACCTTGAAAACACCCCACTGACTGACTACCAGTTCAGCGCGAACATGACGGTGGTCAAGGATGGGGCATTCAGCAAGAGAGGCGGTCAACCGGCTCGTGTGACGATGACAAACACAAGCCAGGGAAGCATCATGCCAAACCCTGACATGCCGCTGACCTTGTCGCGTGGTGGCCGTGCTGGCTGGTGGGTCTACATCCCCGATTACACGAAGATCAACAGCTTCATCGTCTACGTGTCCCTGGGGGATCGCTTTTTCACCAACGGGGTCTTCCAGACCTACAACATCGCTGCGGACACGGACAAGCAGTTCAACGGCTGGCACTTCATTGGCTTTGTCGGTACTGAGTGGGGCGGGGAGGATGGGGTTGGTCGCGCTGGCTTTGCAACCCTACCTTTCGCTGAACTGCGCCTGCTGGTCACGGCAAACACTGTAGGGGCTCAGTTCTACCTGAGTCATGCACAGGTCAACTGGGTAGCAAAGGCAAAGCTGCTCATCACGCAGGACGATGGCTGGGATACTTGGTTCCAGTACGGCATCCCATTTCTGGACAGCCTGGGCATCAAGGCCAGTATGTCGATTGTTGGAAGTCTCATCGGGTCGAACCCAACGTGGACCACCGAGGCCCGCCTTGCTGAGTGCTACGAGAATGGGCATGACCTCGTGCCCCACGGTGCGGATGCCCTGACCACATTCGGGACAGATGCACTGGCCGCTGCAGACATTCTGGCCAACCATGAATATCTGGCGTCTCGCGGCTGGACTCGGGGGCTCGGGTACTACGTCTGGCCCAACGGCGTATACCAGCGCACCCCCGGCCACCAAGGATTCATCGACGCGTTGAAGGCGCTGGGCTACAAGGCGGCCCGTGGAACCACAATCCCGAAAACCTCCAAGGCCGGGCCCGGTGTGACGGACGGGCGCTGGCTGATGCCGATCATCGGGGCACTGAACAATGAGTCCGTGGCCACCATCAAGGGGCGGCTGGATGACCTGGTGACCCGTGGAGAAATCGGGAACCTGATGTACCACAACATTACAACTGGTGCGGCCCCGGTCAACACGGATCGGATCTATGCCGACTTCGTGGAGGACATTCAGTACGCCTATGAGCTGGAGCAGCAGGGCAAGCTGGACATCATCACGGCCAGTCAGTTGACGGCATTGCTGTAAGCTTTCTGACCGCAAACTCTTAAGGAGCCCCATGCCTGACCGTAAAGAAGACCCCGCAGTTGTTGCTTGGATTGGCGAAATCCAGCAGGCGGAGAAGCGCGAAAAGGACTTCCGTAAGGAAGCCAAGGACATCGTGAAGATCTATGAGGGTGGGGAATCTGCGCGTGATCAGTTCAACATCCTCTATGCCAACACGGAGACGCTGGCCCCTGCACTGTACAACTCCACCCCTCGACCACTGGTTAAGCGGCGGTTCAACGAGGCTGACCCGCTGGCGAAAGCCGCTTCGCAGGTCGTGCAGCGCACGCTGGCCTACACCCTGGATGACAACCTCGCGGAGTTTCCGACTTTTGATTCGCTGATCGAGTCTGCTGTGCTGCAGGCGTTGGTCCCTGGTCGCGGGCTGATCCGCTATGACTACGAGGCGAAGTTCGAGGAAGTGCCGGAGGTGTCTGAACCTGCCAGCAGCGAGGAGGCTGCGGAGACTCCAGAGCCCAAGACCCCCGCAGAGCAGCGCGTCGCCAGTGAAGCCGTAGCCGGGACCTTCGTCCCCTGGGATCGCTTTGCCCACGGTTACGGCAAGACCTGGGAGGATGTGCCTTGGATCGGCTATCAGCTTTTCATGACCCAGGAGGAAATCAAAAAGACCTTCCCGGATACCTACCAGTTGCTGGAAGCCAAGGAAATCTCCGTCACGGATGACCGCTACAACAGCCTCGAAGACAGCCTCAAGGGCGTCAAGCTCGTGGAGGTCTGGCAGATCTGGGACAAGTCCAGCCTGATGGTCTATCACGTCGCGAAGACATTGCCGGAGCAGTTCCTCAAAGCTCCAGAGCCCGACCCCTACGGCCTGTCCGGGTTCTTCAACTGCGCCAAGCCCTTGATGCTGTTCAACACCATCAGCGAGCTGCAGCCTGTCCCGCTTTACCGCATGTACAAAAAGCAGGCGGAGGAGCTGAACAACGTGACAGTGCGGATTGGGAAGCTGGTGCAGGCGCTGAAAGTCCGCGGGTTCTACGACTCCACGATCAGCGGAATCGAGAAGATCTTCGAGGCTGATGACAACACGTTGCTGCCGATGGACAACGCTGCCGCCATGTACGGCACCAGCGGAGCCGGCCTGGACAAAGCCCTGCTGCTCATCCCGATTGAGAAACTCGTCACGGTGCTGCAACAGCTGCTCACCCATCGCCAGCAGGTCAAGCAGGTCATCTACGAGATCACTGGCATTGCCGACATCATGCGGGGTGTGAGCCAAGCCAGCGAAACGCTGGGTGCCCAGGAGCTCAAGAACCAATGGGGGACGCTGCGCCTGAAGCGCTTCCAGCGCCGTGTTGCCCTGTTCGTTCGTCACAACCTCCGGCTGATCGCGGAGCTGTCCGTCACCAAGCTGGCCCCGGAAACACTCGGCCAGATGACCGGGCTGAACTTCCCTACCGGGGAGCAAAAGCAGCAAGCGCAGGTGCTCGTGCAGACCCTGCAAATGCAGGGCCAACAGCCTGACCCGCAAGCCCTGGAGATCCTGCAAAAGCCCTCCTGGGACGAGCTGCTGCAGCTCCTGCAAAACGACATCCAACGCAGCTTCCGGATCGACATCGAGGCGAACTCGACTCTGGACGCTGAGGCCACGGAGGACAAGCAGGACATCCAGGAGCTGCTTGGGGCTATCTCTCAGTTCTTTGCCGCCATCGGTCCACAAGTCGAATCTGGCGTGTTGCCCTTCGATGTCGCCAAGGGTATGCTCATCGCACTTTCCCGTCGTTATCGCCTCGGCGCGGACTTCGAAGAAGAGCTGGGCAAGATGCAAGCCCCGCAACCGAAGGCCGACCCAAAAGACGCGCTGGCCAAGCTCGAAATGCAGGCCAAGCAGGAGGAAATGCAGCATGAGAAGCAGATGCGTGAGATGGACATGCAGTTCCGACAGGCTGAGCATCAGATGAACCTGCAAGAGCTGCAGCAAAAGGGCCAGCTTGCGCAGCAATCGCACGTGATCAAGCTGCGAGAAATGCAGGCGCAAGCGGCTATGCCGCCGAAGCCTCCGAAAACGCCCCGATAAATGGGGCGCATTACGAATCTATAATAGGGGCGCAGAATGCCAATGTACGCTTACAAGTGTGGGGGCTGTGGGGGCCGCCAAGACGTCTTCAAGCCCATACGCTTGATCGACATGGCTGAGCCTTGCAGTCGCTGCCAAACCCTGATGGATCGGCAGATTGCCGCACCGGCTGTCCTGGGGGACTACCCCGGCTACAACTGCCCGATCACAGGGGATTGGATCGAAGGCCGACGGGCTCACCATGAAAACCTGAAAAAGCACGGTTGCCGGGTGTACGAACCAGGTGAGACCGAGCAGCAACAATCCGCAGCCATCGCTGCGGAAACCGCTCTTGAGGCTTCTGTCGAAGCTACCGTCGAGGAGTTCATCGAAAAGCTCCCCGCGCGGAAACGTGAACAGCTCGCGACAGAGCTGGAAAATGGCGCCGATGTTGGCGTGGTGCGATAATAGGAGCTGAAAATGCCACTTGAAAATGACCTGGGTTCTGGCACAGATTTTGACATGAGCGCGGCCCTGGACTCGATGTCCGAAGGGCTGGGGTTTGAAGCCGACGGCGGCGACGACGGTGCCGGCACTGGTGATGACGTCAACCTGAACATCACCGAAACGGACTTGGCTGCTGCTGGGGGCAAGCCCACGGAAATCCCTGGGGCACCCGCAGCCACCGCAACCCCGCCTGCCGCCGAGGTCCCCAAAACCTGGCGCAAGGAGGCCGGTGAGCTGTGGTCGCAGCTGCCCCCGACCGTCCAGGCCGAGGTTCTGAAGCGCGAAGACGACATGTTCAAGGGCATGGAGACGTACAAGGCTGATGCCGGCTTTGGCCGTTCCATCAAGACCGTGCTCGACCCATATCTGCCGATCTTGCAACAGCACAACATCGACCCCGCGCAGCAAATCTCCGGCCTGATGCAGGCTCACCACACTCTCGCGCTGGGCCAACCCCAGGAAAAGCTGGCCTTGTTCCAGCGCCTGGCCCAGGACTACGGTGTCGATCTGTCCCAGCTCTCCGGAGGCGGTGACGTATTCGTGGACCCCGCAGTCCAAGCCTTGCAATCCGAGCTGCATTCGGTAAAGTCCATCCTGACGGCGCAGACACGGCAGGCCCATGAGGCGAAGCTCTCGGAAATCACTTCCCAGATCAATACCTTTGCGGCTGACCCGAAAAACTCGCACTTCAACGATGTGTCCAACGACATGATCGTGTTGCTGAAGTCCGGCGCTGTGAAAACCCTCGAAGAGGCTTACGAAAAAGCGGTCTGGACCAACCCGGTCACTCGTGCCAAGGAACTCGAACGGCAGACAGCCGAACGGGACGCCAAGCTCCGGCAGGAAGCTCAGGCACGAACAGCCGCTGCGAAGAAAGCAGCTTCGGTCGCCATCCGACCACAGGCACGACGAGCGAGCGGAACGGCTCCCACGGGCAGTATGGATGACACATTGCGTGAAACCCTGGCCGAGATCTCATCCCGGTCGACCTGACCCAAACCCTTCTCTAGGAGCTTACCATGCCCTCTCCCAATGCAGTCTTCACCGAACTGGTGACGACCACTTTCCGCAAGCACCGCAAGGACTTGAAGGACAACGTGTCGAACAACAACGCGCTGATGCGTCGTCTGTACGACAAGAACCAAGTCCGCCATGAAGACGGCGGCTTGTCCATCGTCTGCGGCCTGGATTACGCCCAGAACGGCACCTACCAGCGTTACAGCGGCTACGACGTGTTGAACATCGGCGCCAGCGACGTGATCAGCGCGGCGGAATACCAGTGGCGTCAAATCGCCATGTCGGTGACCGCCAGCGGTCTGGAACTGCGCACCAACTCCGGTGGCAGCCGCATCATCAACCTGGCCAAGTCCCGCTTGAAGAACGCCATGCGCACCTTCAAGAACAACTTCTCCAGCGACCTGTACAGCGACGGCACCCTGGCCAACCAGATCGACGGTCTGCAGAAGCTGGTCGCCGACAACGGCCTGGGCACTGTGGGTGGCATCGACTCGAATACCTGGACGTTCTGGCGCAACAAGGTGCAGTCGGCTGCGGCTCCACTGCAAGGCGGCGGTGCTGTGACGGTTTCCGCCACCACCATCGAGAACCAGTGGCTGCATCTGTACCTGGCCCTGACCCGCGGTGATGACCAGCCCGACCTGATCGTCTGCTCCAACGATCGCTTCGCCCTGTACGAAGCCTCGCAGCTGTCGATCAAGCGCTACACCGATGACACCAAGGCCGTCGGGGGCTTCCAGTCCCTGAAGTACAAGAAGGCCGACGTGATCTTCGACGGTGGCTCCGGCATCCCCGCTGCCCACTCGTACTTCCTCAACACTGACTACATGGAACTGGTCGCCCACAGCGATGCTGACATGGAAGTCATGGACGAGATGAAGCCGATCAACCAGGACGCTGCGGTCATTCCGATCCTCTGGATGGGCAACACGACTTGCAGCAACCGTTCGCTGCAAGGCGTTGAGAAGGCCTGACCGGCAACACCGCCCCGATTATGGAAACGTAATCGGGGCGCTTTCCCTACACCCCTGAAGGAGCTTCATCATGCCCGCAGTGATTCCCCTGGTCGGCGTCAACTTCGCTCGCCGCACCAGCACGAAAGAGTTCAACCTGGGCACTCCCCAGCTCGACGACACCAATCGCACCTGGGTTTACGTCCAGGCCTCCGAAGTCGTGGCCACCGGCACCTGCACCGTCAGCGGCGCTTTCGCCCTGACCGATGCCGCTGGCAACTACACGGCTGACACCGCGTTCGCTTCTGGCGAGTACGGCTGGGTTCGCAAGACCACCTCGCCGCTGTAAAAAACGTTCCGCCTCCCCAGGGCGTTTCCCCAAGGGCTTCGGCTCTTGGGGTTTTTTGGGGATGTTTCAACCTGGGAAGAGGTCGATATGCCTGAAATCATGAAAGAACGTCCCCCGTATGTGGTCTTTGAGACACGTCCGGAAGAGGATCGTCAAGCCTCCATCGAAGCTGGCTGCTACAAGGCCAAGGACGTGGACTATGCTCTGATCACCCCCGCAGGGTCCAAGGACCGTGTTGAGCGCGTGGTCGGCGACTGGTTCGAGTACCTTGCCACGCAGACCGATCAGGGCCGTTTCCCCGCCGAATGGCTGGACGGCTTCAAGCACAAGTACAAGCTCTGGAAGGAAGGTCAGGAACTGCCCGTGAATGGCACTCCGATCAAGACCTGGGCTGCCCTGTCCCCCTCGCAGGCCAAAACCCTGCTGGACCTGCATGTCCTGACGCTGGAAGATCTGGCCGCGGCCAACGAAGAGCTGCTGTCCCGCATCGGCATGGGCGCTCGTGCGCTGCAAGCGCAGGCCCGTGATTGGCTGGCGTCGGCCAAGGACATCGGGACTGTTTCCGCGCAGCTCACCGCGCTGACCGAAGCCCTCGATGCCGCGAATGCCCGCATGAAGAGCCTTGAAGCCCAGAACACGGCGCTGCAAGCTCAGATCGCACAACCAGCTCGCGCCCGCGCTGCGGCCTGACCATCATGAACCTCCTGGAACTCTGCAACGCCTTCGCCCTGCGTACTGGGCTGCCCACGGCTTCGTCCGTTGCTGGCTCGACCACGCTTGCGCAGGCCTCTGGCTTGCTCCAGGAGGTGCTTGATCACCTGACAACGAAGTTCGATCTCAGCGAGCTTGTCGAAGACGCCTCGTTCTCGACGGTCGCCGCAGATCTGCAAGGTTTGCTCTCCGACATCGCTCCGCTGGGCTTCGAGCGCATGAAGCCGGGCACGTTCTTCAACCGGGCGCTGCGGCTGGAGGTTCCAGGGGCTTTGACCGGCCGGGAATGGCAGGCACAAAAGGCCCTGGCGGCCACCGGCCCAATCTCCTGGTTCCGGATTCGCAACAAAGCTCTGTACATGGAGCCTCAGCCCGCTGCCGGCCAGCTTTGCGTGTTCGAGTACTACTCGAATTTCGCTGTGCTGGACGCCGCCGATCAGCGTAAGCAGTACCCGTCAGCGGATACCGACACGTTTCTGCTGCCGGACAAGCTCCTGCTCGCCGGTATGCGCTGGCGGTGGAAGGCCGAGAAGGGCTTTGACTACGCCGAGGAGTTCCGGGCCTTTGAGGAACTCGCTCAGGGCATGGCTGGCACCTCCAACGCCTCCCGGGCAGTCTGCATGAGCGGAGGCGGGCACACCGCACAGCCCGGAATCATCGTCCCGGTTGGTAACTGGATCACACCATCATGATGCGTCAACCGAAGATTCGCAAATCAGCACAGGGCCTTCGACGGGCCCTGTCGGACTTCCTGACCGCCCCGATCGGTGGGTGGAATGCCCGTGATCCACTGGATCGCATGAAGGCAACGGAAGCCGTTGTGCTGGAGAACTGGTTCCCACGACCAGGGTCTGTTGACCTGCGCGGCGGGTACAGCCGCTTCAGCACCGGGTTCACGCCGGACACACCGCAGGTGATGATGTCGTGGAATGGGCAGGCAGGCTCGCAGCTCCTGGCTGTGACGCAAGATCACATCTACGATGTTTCGACTGGCGGGGCTCGCGGTGCAGCCGTAGCCAACGTCACCGGGACAGAAATGTCCTGGGTGAACTTCGAGGTTGCCGGCGGTGCCTATCTGGTTGCGGTCAACGGCCAGGATCTGCTGAAGCTCTACAACGGTACGACCTGGCAAGACATCAACGGGGTCAGCACACCGGCCATCACGGGGGTGACAACCAGCGATCTGACCTCCGTGGCTGTCGCCCATCGCCGCCTGTGGTTCACGAAAGCCAGCTCCACGTCAGCGTGGTACCTGCCCACGGCGGCGGTCGGTGGCGCGCTGACGGAGTTCCCTCTCGGGCAGGTCTTCACCCGTGGCGGCTATCTCGTCGGCATTGCGACTTGGTCATCGGATGCCGGGGATGGGCAAGACGACTACACGGTGTTTGCTAGCAGCGAAGGCGAGCTAGCCGTCTATCGTGGCACTGACCCCGCGTCAGCCAGCACCTTCGCAAAGGTCGGTGTGATGTCAGTTGCCGCGCCCATCGGGGGCTTTCGCTGCTTCGCGAAGTTCGGCGGGGATCTGCTGTTTCTTTGCGAGCTGGGGCTGTTCCGCCTCAGCAAGCTTTTGGGGGCCCGGGATTCCATCATCGCCAGCCTCGCGCTCACCGACAAGATCGACCGGGCATTTGCGCTGGCCGTGAAGTCCTACCGCACGAACATCAACTGGCAGGTTCTGGACTACCCCCGTGAACAGGCTTTGCTGGTGAACATCCCGATCACAACCAGCTATTCCGAGCAGTACGTCATGAACACACTGACCGGGGCCTGGGCGAAGTTCACTGGCTGGACCGTTCAGAACATGGTCGTGCATGAGCGGGAGCTGTACGGGGCAGGTGCGAACGCGGTGTTGAAGCTCTGGACCGGGGTTGCAGATGACGACGGGGTGATCCGTGGGAAGCTTCAGGCGGCGTACAACTACTTCGGGCTTCGTGGGCTGCTCAAGCACGTGAAGCTATTCGCACCGATGCTGCAAACCACGGCCGCTGTGGCATCCCGCCTGGGTGTTGACGTGGACTTCTCCATGAAGGGCGCTGGCTCCCCGGCTGCCATCAATCCGCCAGAGGGCTCAACCTGGGACGGTTCGACCTGGGATGACGCTTATTGGGCAGGGGACTTCACAGTGGCCACCGGCTGGGGCAGCGTCCCGTGCTCCGAGGGCTTCGCGCATTCCGTGCTGTACCAAGTCGAAACCCGCACCGCCGAGGTGAAGCTCTTGGGCTTCAACATCGCTGGAGATCGTGGAGGCCCGATGTGAAGCTGGTCCTCATTGACGCTGATAACTACGTCGGAGCCTGGGTGGCGGAGCGAGCAAAGCTCCAGTACATGCCAGGTTTTGACAAGACCATCGGGCTGCTCGATCCTGACAAGGGCCTGCTCGCTGGTGTCTTGTACCGGAACTTCAACCGGGCTAACATTGAAATGCACCTCGCAGCGGTCCCTGGCGCGCATTGGATGACCCGGGAATACCTCTGGACGTGCTTCGATTACCCCTTCACGCAGCTCGGTGTGCAACGCATTACCGGGCTTGTACCCGCAAAGAATGCGGCAGCTCGTCGACTGGACGAGCACCTCGGGTTTGTGCATGAGGCGACCCTCAAGGATGCGCTACCTGACGACGACCTCATGGTTTACTGCATGAGGCGCGAGAACTGTCGTTGGCTGTCATTGAAAGGTCCCAAAAATGGGCAAGAGCGCTGATACCCCGGAAACGCCGGATTACAAGGGCGCGGCGATTGCGACCGCGAACGCAAACAAGTTCGATACGTCCGGCCCGTATGGGGCTGGCACGTGGACGCTGAAGCCAGGCGCCGACCCCAACAACCCGCAGGCAGGTGACTGGACGCAAACCAGCACGCTGTCGGAAGGCCAGCAAAGCCTGTATGACCAGTCGACAACGAACAAGCTGGCGGCGGCTCTGGCTGGCCAGCAAATGGTCGGTGATCTGGGCGATCGCAGTTCCATTGCAGATGCCCTGTACAAGCGCTCGACGCAGTACATGGATCAGAACTTCGGGGACCAGCAAGCTGGGTTGGAAAGCCAACTGCAAAACCAAGGACTGGTGCAAGGGTCAGAGGCCTACGACAAGGCCATGCGGAACTTCATGCAGACCCGTGGGCAGGCTTATGAAGGGGCTGCGAGCAGCGCGGTTATCAACGCTGATAGCGCTCAGAACAACGCTGTCAGCCGCATTGCGCAGCTGCTGGC